TGACCACCACCAGTAGCTTCGAGATAAGAGGTTCCATTGTACGAGGTAATTGAACCTGCTCCGCCGCCGCCACCATGACCAATGTCGTCGACAATAGTGCCATCTTCGCCATCGGTACTGGTAGAAGGATCGTCGTCAGGATCTCCGCAATGTCCGCCCAAACCACCACCGCCAACCGCAGTACGATTACCTATTCCACCTTCACCACCATCGGCCAACGGATTAGCAGTCGTAGAAACTGATTGAGCTCGTAATCCGCCCTTACCACCTGAGGCTTGACAGAAATCCGTGTTAAATGACGAATAATGTCCATCGCCACCGTCGGTAGTAAGGCCAACATTAGCTGGATTTGCCTGTTCTGTTCCAGCTGCTCCAGCCGCACCAACAACGATCGGACAAGTATCGGGAAGCTCTGACAGTAGTCCTTGAACGCGGTGAAATCCACCACCTCCGCCTTCACCACCGTAAGTTCTAATCAGAGTTCCTGTATTTGCCGTATCAACGCCGCCACCTCGACCTCCACCCCCACCAATACAAATAACATCGAGAGTGGTATAGCCTAAATCACGATATGCGGCAGTATCGAAAGTATCATCGCTTTCAAATATGATGACCTGTGGATCTACCCGAGAAATAATTCCAGAGAGTTCAAATCTCATCGGAAATCCTAAGTACGGGAATCTAAAACGGAGAGAGTAAGGTCAAAACCAGCTGAGTTCTCAGCTGCACCAGTGGCGTCCAACACCTGGACTCGTACCTGGCCTGCAGCAACAACTTCGAACTTATAAAAATGTCGACCAGAAGCCGTAGGTCCAATAGAACCGCTCAAAGTTTACTGTATACTCGCCAGTATTAGTTCTCTGCATATGCCACGGCGTACCATCAGACCAAACACCATTACTACTGGCCGCATCATTGATCTGAGTCATAGTAGTCAATACCGTTGTACGTCGAATATCTTTTTGCTGAGTTCTCATGACATTACCTTCAGACTCACCTTGTGAGCAATATCCAGCGTGTCAAATGTGACCAGTAGATCATCAATCGACATTGACTGAATATGATCGCCAGCATTCTTAGGTGAAGGAAGATGATCGATCAAACTCTTAGTGTAAAGTTTGTTGATTTCGCCCATAAGCAACGCTCGATCGGTGACAAATACACCGTCAACCTGACCAATATAGTTATTACCACTAGCAAGCGAGGATCCGATCACAAACTTGCCTGCTCCACCAAGCACGATAGAACCTAGGGCAGTGGAAGAAGCAATCAGTCGTCCATCCAGATAAAACTTACGCTTCACACCATCTGCAGCCGTATTGTCTTGTACAACCACGACGAAATGCCATTGTCCATCGGAAACAAATGGTCCCGCCACTGGCGTTCCTGAACCAGTACCAAAATTAAGAAGACCCGCGGCAAGATAAATACGGGCATCATTGGTACCATTGGTTGTTCCCCACGTAAGAATATACATGGTTCCAGTTCCATTAGCACACTTAAACCAACAACCATAGGAACATGTTGCTGCGCCAGAAGGCAATCCTGCATCCGTAGCTGTAAATCTTGGTGTTCCGGAAAGATAATATGCATTGTCTTTCGTACCATCAACACCCGCTACTTTGTCTGGGGTGCCAAAGACAGTCAAACCGGCGCTAGGATTAGAACCTTCATTCGCAATCGATCCAGCAGAGAAATTGTACAAACGCAGCGGTGCTGCCGGAAAATCTCCGCTAACCAAAGATGCGCCCTTAGCTCCTGGATAGACATTCAGTGAAGCTCCGGACGGAATCGTTCCAAGTGTGTGCGCAATTCTTGCACAATAAAGATTAAACACTTTTTCTAGTGAAATAGCCTCAGAAGTTACAAATGCTTCATCAATTCGGCCAAACAGTGGTTCTGCTGGAGCTGTACTTGCATCGGCATCATAAGCACCGATATTAAAAGGTTGATTAGATCCAAATATCAATTCGCTACCTGAAGCACTATGCAATGCACTTGCTTCTAGTATTCCATCAACATAAAGACTCATCAAAATACCATCATATGTACCAACAATAAAATGCCAACGATCATCACAAATTTTTGACAAGCCAAAGAGTTCAATTATAGTAGTACCATTAGCGGTAAATCCAAAATCAGCCACATTAGCCGTAGAAATTCTAAGCCAATAACCCAGCTGAGGTGCTGGTCCCCGTTTTGTAATGATCGACTGGAGTGTTCCCTGTTTTGCTGTTCTGACCCAGGCACCAAATGATCCCACTTTAAATCGAAATGGATCATCCACTCCAGAATCTACAATATAAAAGGCATTTGAACCGTTAAACTGAACCGCAGTATTGTCAACACCTTCAATTCCACGAGCATATGCAGCAGAACCCTTTGCGGTGAGCGCATGACTGTTACCGCTTGAATCGTTGAAATCGCCCGTGAAATTCCACAGACCAGTTGGTGCAGCCAATCCAATATCCGTAAAATCGCTTACTGCAAGCTGTCGACCAGCTCGAATTTGTCCTGGAATACCAATATCAAGAATAGCTGCTTGTACAAGAACATCAAGATCGGATCCAAGAGGCCCCATAGGACCTGGCGGACCTGCTACACTACCTGCGTTAATCGTCGATCCATCATGCTTTGTGAGGATCAATTCGCCATCAACAACATCGCCGTCAACAACCGATGCTGCTTCGATTTCGATCATTCGATCAGCGGTAAGACCGGTAACTGTAGCCATTTCACCTCCTAATCGGGGCTCGTGGATGAAATTGTATAAGTGTCTGCGTCCAAATATGTAGCATCTGCATCATGAATCAGGAAAGTAGTATCGTCAGTCATTGTAATATAGCTATCAGATCCATCGATAGCCGACCAGCTGCCATCTCCATGATCAACGATGATAAGTGAACCTAGATATCCGAAATATCCAGCAATTTCAGACATTGGTGGAAGACGAGGATCACTAGTTTCTGTTCCGTAAAGCTGATCTTCTAATAGTTGCATAACATCAGGAGGTGTCTGTGTTGAATCGATAGAAATATGAACCGTTGGTCTATATCCTATAAGTTTTTGTGGCGTTCCGGTAAGAGACCAACCAAATTCGGTTGGTGAAGCTGCGGAATCATCCAAAGTGTTATATGAAACAGCGTCAGGATTGGCAATGACATCATACAAAATGTGAATTTTATAGCCAAAATCGGGAGATAGATCGTTACCAACTTTTGTTCGGTATGCTAAGCCAAAGCTATTCACCGGCTGTTCATAAATGTCAAATCCAGGAGAAATATTAGAAACACCATTAACTTGATCGAACTCTTCTGGATAAGTAAATGCCTTAAGTTTTGCTTCAAAATCACCCACGATAAAATTCTGTAAGAATTTCGATCCTTCAAGATAGTACGGTTTTACTTCAGATCCAGAATCTTCTTCAACACTAGTAAGACCGTTCCAAGAAGCTACCGTTCCATCATTCAAATAGAGAACTCCTCGATCAATACCAGTTTGATAGATTTTCTCACCAGGTTCATCCCAAGCAAGAACTGTCATTGTCACCCCCTTTCTAACCTGAGGTGCCCAACTGTGCTCTACGCTGAGCATTGAGTTCTCGATTTCGAGCTGCAACTTGAGCTCGACTCATCTTTTCCGGTTTCGATTGCTTAATATTGCAAATTCGAATTAAAGTGAATAATCGATTAAGATGCCAATTCTCACATTCAAATGGAATCTGGAAAACGACCATCCAATAGTAAATAAGCTCCGCTGTGATAACTTCTCGACTTGCAGGAGCTCCTGGAGGATCGTTGAACCAAGTAGCAGACATCTTAGCTTCAATGTATTCGTTAATCGCTAAGAGATTCTCCTCTGAAAATTTAGAGAAGACTTCGTCCGGAACATCGGGAGTCATCGTCATACATTTTATGTACTCCAAAATTTCTTCAGTTGTCTTTTCAGCTTTACCCAAAAAAGGCTTTTCGTGTTTTGACTCCCATTTTGACAGTGAGACCAAAGAATGCTCTAGTACTAAAGTCACGTCATGCTTTGTAACAAATTCCTGTGACTCTTCATCAAACATTTCGACGCCCGGAACGATAATCGTGAGCATTCCTTGGCCTCCCGTCTAAAGATCACGGTGCAAATAGGGCAATAACGGCATCCGGAAGTGGAAGCGCTGCCTCAACCGATGCCTTGCCATATAGCAGATCTGTAAGTGCCGTAAGATCGGCTTCATCCACAACTGTGGAATCAATCACGATCAGCGAAGTAGGCTTGTAATCCGTAACCGGAACCGGTGTAGTTGTAATGGCCCAGCTGAAGTTGATTGCAGCTGGTGAATCGTTGATTGTGGCATAGGCCTTCTCCGACGGAGATGCCTGAGCGCCATAAATCAGATGCAGC